GCACACTTTTTTTTTACCCAAATTTATGCTTTTTTTTGTTTTTTTATAGTTTTTAAAAAACGTTGTTATGCGTGGTTATGTAGTATTATGTTGTTACGTAGTGGTTCTAAGTAAGATTGCTAATACAAAGGATTTTTATGACCGACAAACACCAAATAGCAGATGATCTTGTAACATTAGCGTACCCAATAGATAAACTTAAACATCTAGACGGCAATCCACGTAAAGGTAACGTTGAAGCTGTAAAAAAAAGCTATGAAAAGTTTGGACAACGAAAACCAATAGTTGCAACTAAAGACGGTGAAGTTATTTCTGGTAATCACCAACTTGCAGCTGCTAGAGAACTAGGTTGGAATAAAATAGCCGTTCTATTTACAGATGATGATGAATTAACAGCTAAAGCATTTGCGTTGGCAGATAATCGTACAGCTGATCTAGGAACGTATGATGATGATTTACTAGCAGATATGCTTGGTTCTGTTTCAAGCGATTTAGAAATGTTAGAAGCAACAAGTTTTACTGAAGATGATTTATATAAATTAATTGGATTTGATGAAGTAAAAGAAAAAGAATTACCAGAAATACCAAAAAAACCAAAAACTAAATTAGGCGATATATATAAACTTGGACAACATACCTTAGTATGTGGCGATGCTACAAATGAAGAATTAATTAAAAAAATAATAAAAAATAAAACTGATATGGTCTTTACAGATCCTCCGTATAATATGGATTTTACTGGTAGTTTTCACGCTGATGGTTCGCAAAGTTTTAACAGTAAATATAAAAATATTGAAAATGATAATTTAAACAACGTAGATAGCGAAGTTTTTATAAATAGTTTTCTTAACATAATAAAAAAATATAATAAAGGAGCATTTTATATTACTTACTACAGATTAGGCATAGGTAAATTGTGGCAACTATTAATTAAAAATAATTTATCAGTAAGGGCTTTAATAATCTGGTCTAAAGGTAATCATACTTTATCAAATAGCGATTATATGAGTATGTATGAACCAATATTTTATGGTTGGTCTGAGGAACATAATTTTTATGGTGGTAAAAACGGTAAAGACATTTGGGATATAAAACGAACCAATCTAAATAATTTACATCCTACTATGAAACCAGTACCACTTATAGAAAAAGCAATAACTGATAGTAGTAAAGTAGGCAATACGGTTTTAGATTTATTTGCTGGTAGTGGATCTACTTTAATAGCTTGTGAAAATACAAAAAGAAAAAATATATCTTTTGAATTAGAGCCAGAATATTGCGATGTAATTTTAAAACGCTGGGAAAATTTAACAGGACAAAAAGCTGAACTTATAGATGAAATAAAAGTGGCCGACTAATGCCGACCACCTTATTGCATAAAGAGAGTATAAAACCTCAACAAGAAATGCAGTTAAACAAAAAAAGTCAACTCCTACTCCTTATTAACTTATACTTATATTTAAGGTTAGCACAATAATGGGTAAACGTGGTCGCATACCAAAACAAAAAGATAAACTAACAGGACATAGGGATAATTCATTGAACGTGATACAAGGTGGAAAAGCATTTGAAACACCAAAAGCCAATTCACGTTGGCTGACTAAAACACGTAATTACTGGAAACAATATTGGGATAGTGAACTTGCAAGTACAGCACAACAAGTGGACTTCCCGGCATTTTATCGTTTGTTTCAATACTATGATGAAGTAGAACGTGCTAATCGTACAATACAAAATTTAGGTAATAAAGGTTTATTAAGTGTTGGATCAACTGGACAACCTACAATCAATCCATTAATTAGCTTAACGTTAAAGCTAGAAGAAAAGATTTTAAAATTAGAACAAGAACTAGGACTTACACCACTAGCTAGGCAAAGACTTGGTATTGCGTTTGGTGAAGCACAAATGGGCTTTAAACAATTACAACAACTTTTACAAGATGATGAAGAAAAAGAATTAATTGATCCACGTATATTAATGTTAGAAGAAGAATAATGATTAGCTTACCGGAAACAAAAGGTGCAAGAGTTGTAAAGTTTATAGAGAAGTTTTGCGTACACGGTGAGGGTGATTTCTTTGGTGAACCATTGAATTTAGAACAATGGCAACAAGCAATAATTTATGATTTATATGAAATTAAAGATAATGGCGAAAGAAAATATAGGGAAGCGTTAATAGGATTACCAAAAGGTAATGGTAAAACAGCATTAGCAGCAGCAATAGGTATGTATGAACTTCTTGGATCTGGTGTAACTAGTCCATTAGTGGCCGTTGCTGCTGCAAGTTACGAACAAGCAAACCTAGTGTTTGGAACTATGAAAACTATGTGTCAAGAAAGTATATTTTTGCGTGATATGGTTGAAACATTTGAAAACGAAATACAAGTAAAGAACGCACCGGGTAGGGCATTTAGAGTAGCAGCAAAAGCAGGAACAGCAGACGGTGGTAGAAATAGTTGCTTTATTGCTGATGAGATACACGAGTGGAATAACATTAACTTAGAACGTGTACATTATGTTTTATCAAACAATACAGCTAAACGTAAAGACGGATTAGTGCTAAATATCACAACAGCTGGACACGATTTAGATAGTATGGCAGGTCGTATGTATCAACGTGGATTATTAAAAGAAGCTGGTAAACAAGAAGATGAAGAATTTTATTTTAAATGGATTGGTGCAAAAGATGATGACGCACCGACAGATGAAAGTATTTGGGAAAAAGTAAACCCGGCAATACCAAATGATTGGTGGCCAATAGAAAACCTTAGACGTAGGCATAAATCATTACCACTAAACGAATTTCAAAGATACCACCTAAACCAATGGACAAGAACAGAAGAAGAAAGCTGGATAGAAATAGAAAAATGGTTAGCTTGTCAAGATGAGGAATTAGAACTAGAAGTGGGTGTAGATACATTTGTTGGTGTAGATATGGCACTACGACACGATAGCGTTGCAATAGTGTATGGCCAGAAAGATGACAATGAAGTAATTAATATGAAATCTAAAATATGGCTACCTAATGACGACAACTTTATGGATTACCAAGAAATAGAAACATTTATTATTTCATTAATGAAAGACTACAAAGTTAAAGAAGTAGCATACGATCCAGCATTTTTTGAACGTTCTGCACAAGTATTACTAGACCGGGGTGTACCTATGGTTAACTTTCCACAAACACATAGTCGTATGATACCAGCGTGTGGTAATGCTTATGATTTAATTGCAAACACAAAAGTAAGACACGACGGCGATCCAACCTTTACAGATCAAGTAATGAGTGCTGCACAAAAGATAACAGATATGGGTTGGCGTTTATCTAAGGGTAGAAGTAAAAGAAAAATTGACGGTGCAATAGCTATGGTTTTAATGCTTGACAGAATAACTGCACCAGAACCATTAAGTGATGAACCAGAAGTTGCTATTATAAATCTATGAAAAACTATATAACAACACTAGCTGAAGTAATAGGTGCAGGACTTATAATTTATGGAGTATATACAATAAACGTATCATTAGCGTTAATAATCGCTGGTGCGTTTTTAATTATAGGAAGTTATTTAGCAGTTAGATGAGTTTATTCAAAAGAGTAGAAAACAGGGACGCAGCTTTAGGAAACCTTGTTGATTTATTAGCTTTACGCGAGGGTGGTCTGTATAACTATACAGGCGAAAAAGTAAATGAAATGTCTGCACTTGGCATATCAACTGTATTTAGTGCAATATCATTAATTGCTGATAGTATTGCGTTACTTCCAGTTAAAACACTTCGTTATGACGGTCAAAAGACAATATTTACTGATAAACCAAAATTTTTAGAAAAACCAAATGTAAGTCTTGATCTATCAATGTTTTCATTGTTACATCAAATAATTACATCTTTAGCTATGCACGGTAATAGTTTCGTGTTAGTAGATAAAGACAGACAAGGCAGACCAATACAACTTACACCAATACACCCAGAAAAAGTAAAAGTAGAAATGTCAGACGGACAAAAAGTTTATATGTTACAAACTAAAAAAGGTTCTTACGATAGAAAAATTACAAGTAACAATATGTTGCACTTCACTTGGTATTCATATCCGGGACAACTTATAGGTGTTAGTCCATTACGTACCAATTCAAATACTTATGGTCTTGCATTAGCTATGGAAAGGCATATTGCACAATTCTATGGACAGGGTGGTACACCAAGTTCTGTATTAGAAACAGATAGAGATTTAACAGCTGAACAAGCTAATATATTAAAAGAAACTTGGTTGAATAATCATAATAGAAATAGAAAACCAGCAGTTCTTACTGGTGGATTAAAATGGAAAGCTATATCAGACGCAGCAGGAAACGAACTTATAGCTGCAAGAGATCAGATTGTTCACGAAATAGCAAGAGTATTTAGAATACCAGCACATTTGTTGTTATCTAAAGACGGTTCAAACGTTTATTCAAATATTGAAAGTAATGGACTTGCTTTTATTAGACATACCTTATTGCCGTGGATTAGAAGAATAGAGGACGGATTTAGCACATTATTACCGGGTAAACAGTTTGTTAAGTTAGATACAGATGAATATAGCCGTGGCGACCAACTAAGTAGGGTTAGGTCATTTCAAGTAGCTGTTAGTTCTGGAATTATGACACCAAACGAAGCTAGGGCAAAAATGGATTTAGAACCTTACGAGGGTGGCGACAAGTTCTATATTGGTTTACAAGGTGCATTGGTAGATCCAACGCTTGAACCACAAGGTATAGACGAACACGACCCAACAAACGAGTTACCAAATGATTAGTGCAAGTATAGCTGTTAATAACTTAACATCTACAAAAATTATAGATAGCGTAAATTTTCATCAACAAATATATATACATAATGAACACGGTTCATCAATATATCTAGGTGGTTCTAATGTTACAACAACTACAGGATTTGAACTTGCAAACAATGCTTCAACAACAATGCGTATTCCACAAGACAACGAATTGTATTGTATTGGTTCTAGTGCGTCTGGAAATGTAATAGTAGTAAGGCCAGACTAATGCCATACGAAATACAAATGGACAATAAAGATTGTCAAGGACACGCAGTAGTCAAACTTGATGACGGCAGGATTATGGGTTGCCACGAAACACACGAAGAAGCTGAAAAACAATTACAAGCAATATTGATTAACGAAGCTAAACAAAAAGAAGAAGAAAATAGTTTAGATCAAGATACAGAATTACGACAAGTTGATAGAACACCACCTAAATTTATGCAAGAGAACGCACAACGTGGTTTAGACAATCTTAATAAGGCAGGGGACGGTTTAGTTGATGAAACAGTTAGACAAGCACGTATTATGGCAAAAGGTGAACAATTAAGCATTGACAAGATTGTAAAAATAGCAGCTTGGCATAAAAGACATTTAAGTGATTTAGATAGAGAACCAAGTAATCCAAACGATCCTAGTTCATACAGAGCTAGCGATATCGCTTTTTTATTGTGGGGTTCTAATCCGTGGACTAATCCTATGCAAGCAGCAGATTGGGCAGATAGAAAAATTGCACAACTTGTTAGTGAGGGTGAACTAGAACCACGTAATGATCCAAGTACACCAGCACCAAAAGGCGACCAAGTAAAAGGAAGTAAGAAAAATCCAAAAGGTTCTGCAAGTGGTAAATCTGGTGGCATAGACTTTAGCGAAAGCACAGAAAAATCTATTAGAGGAAGAATAGAAAAACATAATGAAGAAGTTGAGGGTAAGGCAGATTGGCGTAAGTTGAAAATGGGAACTGCAAAAGCAGTTGTTAGGCGTGGATTTGGTGCATACTCAACAAGTCATAGACCGGGTGTTAGTCGTCAAGCGTGGGGACTAGCTAGGTTACGTGCATTTAGTTATTTATTAAAGAACGATAGACCACAAAACCCGGCTTATAGATCAGACAATGATTTATTACCAACAGAACACCCACGTTATAGTGCAAAGGAAGAAAAAATGAATACACAACATTTAGAAGTGTTTGATAGACCAGTTGCTATATCACAAACACTAGAAACACAAAAACGCAACACTATTCTTAAAGAAATGGATAAGCAAACTGAAAATAGAAGTTTTACATTTAGTGCAGTAGAAGAACGCAATAGTAACGATAACGATACATTGTTGTTTACAGGTTATGCTTCTGTATTTGACAAACCTTATGGCGTAAGAGATAGCCGTGGACAATACAACGAAACAATTAAACCCGGTGCATTTAAGAAAACATTAAAAGAACAAGATGACGTAAGATTTTTAGTAAATCACGACGGTATTCCATTGGCAAGAACTTCATCAGGTACATTACAACTAGAAGAAGATGATTATGGTTTATTTGTACGTGCTGAACTTGATCCAAGCAACCCAACAGTTGCAGAAGTGTCAAGTGCTATGAAGCGTGGTGATTTAAACGAAATGTCTTTTGCTTTTGCAGCAATCAAAGATAATTTTGACCAGAACGGTGAAAACAGAGAAGTAAACGAAGCAAGACTATTTGACGTATCAGTAGTAACATACCCGGCTAATCCGTGGGCAGGTGCAAAACTTCGTGGAATAGATATAGAGAACTTGCACAAAGAATTAGTTGAAGCAAGAAGTGGCGAAAAAGCTACAGAGATTCTAGAAAGTTTTATTAACCAAGTCGCAGAAAGTGATGACGTTGATAAAAAGCGAAGCAATCCTAAAGTGGATTTATTAAAAATGAAACTTGAAAGGGACGGTATTCGCTAAAAGACGTATAGCCGTGGTTATAGCCGTGTATCACACTTAACTACCACACTCTACGCAGAAGTATAAGAAAATAACAACAAGGAAATTAAATTGAAAAAATTAATTGAAGCTAGAGAAGCTAAAGTAGCTGAACTTGACGGTCTTGTTTCAGAACTTGATGAAATGGAAGCAGGGGAAGATTTTGATAGCAAATTTGCTAGATCAAATGAACTTCACGCTGAAATCAAAGATATGAACGAGAAGATTGAAGAAGCAAGAGAAGCAGCTGAAACTTTGAAAGCAGTTAAAGAAAGCAGAAATGCACTTGGTGTTGAGGACGAAGACTTAGGCGATAAAGAAGCTGTTGTAGAAGTGAACGAGCCAGATTTGTATAGAGAGGGTGGCGACCACTCTTTTATTGCAGACGCTTGGTCAGCTAGAAGTGGCGACTTTAAAGCACAAGAAAGACTTAACAAGCACCAAGATTTTGAAGCCAGAGATGTTGGAACTGGTGCTTTTACAGGATTAGTTGTACCTCAATACTTAGTAGATGAGTACGCACCAATCGCAAGAGCAGGTTCACCATTTTATAACGCTGTTCCTAAAAAGGACTTACCAGCGTTCGGTAACAAAATTGAAATATCCAGAATAACAACTGGATCAGCAGCAGCAGAACAAGCTAGTGAAAACTCAGCTGTTCAAGAAACAAATATGGACGACACCTTATTAACAGTTAATGTTGATACTATTGCAGGTCAGCAAGACGTTTCAAGACAAGCACTTGAAAGAGGTGGACAACCGGGTTTCTCATTGGAAAACATTATATTCCAAGACTTAGTTGCAGCTTATTACACAAAATTAGATAACCTTATGATTAACGGTTCTGGATCTTCAGGACAACCATTAGGTATATCACAAGTTTCTGGTATCAACCAAACAACTTATACAGACGCAAGTCCAACAGTTGCAGAGTTATATCCAAAACTTGCAGACGCAGTACAGGAAATCAATTCAAATAGATTTGCACCAGCTACTGCAATCCTTATGCACCCAAGACGTTGGGGTTTCTTAACAGCAGGTGTGGACAGTTCAAACCGTCCATTAGTATTACCAGCTGGTAACAACCCAGACAACGCAGCAGGTGTTGGGGAAGCAGCAGCTTATGGTCAAGTTGTAGGTAGTGTTCTAGGATTACCAGTAATCACAGACGCTAACATTAGAACTGATCTAGGTGCTGGTACTGAAGACGCTATTTATATAGCAAAAGTTGATGACCATATCTTATTTGAAGATAATTTGTTTCAACTTAAATTTGAAGAAACAAACGCAGGTAGCTTAACAACAAAAATGGTTGTTTATGGTTACGTTGCTTTTGCTTCTGGAAGATATCCAAAAGGAATATCAGAAATCGTAGGTACAGGACTTATTGCACCTACATTTTAATTAAATTATGGTTTTGGTGTGTTGGGCAACTAACACACCAGACCATTTAGGAAAGTATTATGGCAAAAGATAAAGTATTAATAGAAGCATTAAAAAAAGAATTAAAGCATTACGAAGTCTATGGAAAGGCAAAACGTGCTGAAGAAGTTAAAAAAGCTATTAAAGCAGCTGGTGGCAAAGTTGAAACAAAATCTGCAAAACCTAAAGCTGAAAAAAAAGTAGA